AAGCGGGTGGTAGCCCGCGACCTGGCCGAATGGCTCGCACCATTCGCCGTTCAGACCGTCGCCTATGACCGCTGGGGGATGGCCGAGCTCGCCGCCGCGCTCGATGCCGAGGGCGTCCGCCTGCCGCTGGAGCCTTTCGGGCAGGGCTACAAGGAAATGGCGCCGGCAGTGGACTCGCTCGAACGATTGGTGATCGCTCACGAGCTCGCACACGCGGGAAACCCGCTGTTGACTTGGTGCGTGTCCAACGTCGCCATCGAGACCGACCCGGCAGGCGGGCGGAAGTTCTCGAAACGTCGCGCCATCGGTCGGATCGATGCGGCGGTCGCGCTAGCGATGGCTGTTGGTGTCGCCGCTCGCGCGGCGGGGCCGCAAGAGGTGCCGGCATGGGTCGGAACCGTGCTGACGATTTCGGGTTGAAACCAGAAACACCGATCGTTATAGAGTCATAGTCAGTTTTGGAGCGGCAATGGCGAAGCTCTCTCAACTTGCCCCGGCGCTGGCGGCGACGCTTGGCATCGACGAACGGTCGATGGCGCATCGCGCGCGCATCCTTCGCGACGCCGGCTTGATTGCGACCGGCGGGCGCGGTCTCGGCGGCGCCGAGATGAGTGACACCGACGCGGCGAACCTGCTGCTGGGAGCGCTCACGAGCGAAAGCATACTGGACTCGCCCGACGTGGTGCGGGCGTTCAGGCGCCTTGAGCTCTCGGGGCGCGTGCATCCCGCCATGCCCGACGAGATCGGCGCCGTGGGTGCTCGGCCATGCACGCTTGGAGATGCCGTCGAGACCCTGATACGCGCAGCGCGGCGCGGCACGCTGATGGCGATGATGCGACGCGTTGCCGAACAATCGTTGCCCGCCCGCGCCTCGGCGAGAGGCGGTGAAGCGTGGGTGAACTTGCACGGCGGCGTGCGCCTCGAGATTGCCCGCCCCGAATATGGCGCGATCATTCGCGCGGCGACCGAGGAGGGGGTGGCGGCGGCGATCTTCGCGATTCCGCGCCGCTCGATCATGGCCGGCGAGGAAAGGCGCTTCCGTTCCTTTCAGGTCGGCGATCGAAAGGTGACCGAGGCCGTATCCCATCGCACCTTCGAGGCTCTAGGCGAGATTCTGGGGCCTGTTGAATGATTGAGTTCCCCGCCCCCGCTTCTGCGGCCGTGCCGGCCGGCCGAGCGTCCCAAGCGTCCCTCGGATTGCGGGCGGGGTTGTCATCCGCAGGAGCAAGGGGCGCGAGCCGGCAGCCTTCGAACCAGCGCGCGGTCGCGCTGCAAGCACTCGCCCCGGATGTACGGGCGCGCGCAGGCCGCATCCTTCCCTCGCCCCTCGTGATGACCGGGCGCCTTCCCAACCGACGGAGATTTCACCCATGCTGACCATGCCGGCGCTGCTGGAGCAGCGCGCGAAGCTCAAGACCGATGCCGAGGCCGCGTTGGCTTCCGGCGACGACGCGAAGGCTGCGCAGATCGTCGCCGAGCTCGACGCGCTGATGGCTCGCATCTCGACGCGCGCGAAGTTGGACGAGATGGACCGTACCGCGCTTGCGCGGCCGGTGGATCGCAGCGCGGCCCGCGTCGATGTGCGCGGCTTCGGCGCCGTCGATCCGGCGAAGATCAAGGGCGAGCTCTGGCGGGCTGGCGATGGTTCGCTGATACCTGTTCTCGATCGCGAGCAGCGGCTGGCCGACATGCTCGCCCCCGCCGAGCTTCCGGAGTCGTCCGCCGCCTCGCAGATCGGGCTCGGCGGCCTGACGCGCGCGATGGTGCTCGGGCCGCGCTCCGAGATCGAGAAGCGCGCGCTCGCAGAGGCGACTGCCGGCGCCGGCGGCGTGCTCGTGCCGACGCCGCTTGCCGCGAGCGTCATCGACCGGTTGCGCGCAGTGAGCCGCGCGGTGCAGGCCGGCGTTCGTACAGTGCCGATGAGCACGCAGACGCTCAAGATGGCGCGCATCACCACCGACCCGACCGTGGCGTGGCGGGCGGAAAATGCTTCAATCGCCGAAAGCGATCCCGCCTTCGATAGCGTGACGCTGACCGCGAAGTCCCTCGCCTGTTTCTTCAAGGTCAGCCGCGAGCTCGTCGAGGATGCGCCGAACCTCGACGCGGCGCTGCGGAACGTGCTGGCGCAGTCCTTCGCCGTTGCGCTCGACGCGGCGACGTTGGTCGGATCGGGCGCCAGCAACCAGCCGCTCGGCATTCGCGGAACCTCGGGCATCACGTCCGTCTCGATGGGTGGCAACGGCGCGGCGCTCGGGTCCTGGTCGCCGGTCCTCGATGCCGTCCGCGACCTACAGCTTGCGAACGCTGGCACGGTCTCGGCAATGATCGCGTCGCCGCGCACGGCGCGCACGATCAACGGCTTCGCCGACACCACGAACCAGCCCTTGCAGCGGCCGCCGGCCGTCGCGGACGTGCCGCTGCTGACGACGACCGCGATGCCCGTGAACGAGACACAGGGCACCGCGACCAACGCCAGCACGATCCTTGTCGGAGACTTCGCCGAGGTGATGGTCGGCATAAAGACAGACTTCACGCTGTCCGTTCTCCAGGAGCGCTTCGCGGACAGCGGCCAGATCGCCATGGTTGGATGGCTCAGGGCCGACGTGGCCGTGGCACGTCCTGCCGCGCTGGCGCGCATCATCGGAATCATTCCGTGATGCTGGTGTCTCCGTCCATCGAACGGCGCGCTGCGGCGGAGATCCGCCGCGACGGCCGCCGCCTGGAGGGCTACGCGGCCGTCTTCAACGTCGAGGCCCGCGTGGCCGACTTCGTCGAGACGGTCGCGCCTGGCGCCTTCACGGCGTCGCTGGCCGATGGGCGGGACATCCTCGCGCTGGTCGACCACGACGCGCGCGCGGTCCTGGCGCGCACGCGATCGGGCACGCTGCGGCTGGCCGAGGACTCGCGCGGCTTGGCGTTCAGCCTCGAGGTGCCGGACACGCAGCCGGGCCGCGACGCGCTCGCTCTTGCCGAGCGCGGCGACCTGGGCGGAGCGTCGTTCGGCTTCCGCATCCCGAAGGGCGGCGAGCGGTGGGACGGCAACCGCCGCACGCTCGCCCGCGTCGAGCTACTAGAGATCAGCGTGGTAAGCTCGTTCCCGGCGTACGCCGAGACCAGCGTGTTGGCTCGCTCGCGAGACCAGGCCGAGCGCGCGCGCCTCTCGCTGAAGGTGAGGCTGGCATGAACCTTCGTGACCGGCTCGCCGACATGATCCGCCCGCGCGAGGCGCGTGCGCTGACCCTTCGGTCCCTCGGGCTCGCGCCGGCGCTGTCATCCGCAGGCGTCAGCATCAACACGACGAGCGCGCAGCAGGTAGCGGCGGTATCCGCTGCGGTCGATTTGATCGCCTCGCAAATGGCCGCCCTTCCGACGCTGGTCTACCGCCGCGATCGGGACAGTAGCGTCGAGCTCGCCGACCACCCGGCGGCGCGGCTGCTCGCCGACCCGAATGGCTGGATGACCGGGACCGATCTTCGCGAGTGGCTGATGCGTCAGGTCCTGCTGTTCGGCAATGGCCTGGCCGAGCTGGTGCGTGACGACGCCGGCGCCGTGGTCGAGATCATCCCGCACGCGTGGCCCAACGTGACGGCGCTTCTGGTCGACGGCCGCCGCCTGGTCTTCGACGTGATCGAGACCGGCGGCAACCTCGGCGGCTCCGGCCGAAACCGCCGGCTGCTCCCGGGCGAGTACCTGCACCTGCGGGACCAGTCCGACGACGGGATGCTTGGCGTCCCGCGCATCTCGCGATGTGGGCAGGCCATTGGAGTTGCCCTTGCGGCGCAGGAGTTCAGCGCGAGCTATTACCGCAACGGCGCGCGTCCCTCGGGCGTACTTTCGCTCGCGACCGCAACCGGCCCGCAGACGCTCGCCCGGCTGCGCGAGAACCTGGACGCCGTGCATGCTGGCCCGAGCAACGCGGCGAAGGTGCTGATCCTGGACAGCGGCGCCGAGTTCAAGCCGATCAGCGGCACGCCGGAGCAATCCGAGCTCGTCGACGCGCGGCGGTTCAGCGTCGAGGAGATCGCGCGGGTGTTCGGCGTTCCGCTGATCTTCCTCATGGCGATGAGCGAACAGAACTACGCGGCGGTGGCGCGTGCCTTCGAGCTCCTGGCGACGCAGACGCTCGCACCCTGGTGCGTGAAGCTGGAGGGCCTGTTGACCCGCGCGCTGTTCTCCGACGAGGCGCGCGCATCGCACAACGTCGTGATCGACCTAAGCGGGCTGACGCGCGGCGACTTCGAGGCGCGGTGGCGCGCGTGGAAGATCGCGCGCGAGACGAACGTGCTCACGCCGAACGAGATCCGCGAGGCTGAAGGCTACGGGCCGATGGCCGCGCCCGCGATGGCGGAGAGCGCGAATGGTTGATCGCGCGCGCCGCGACATGTCGCACCTTCCTCGACGGCTGATGCCCCTCGACGAAGCTGCGCACTACTGCGGCGTGTCCGCGCCAACCTTCGAGGCTTATTGCCCGGTGCCACCTCGTCTCGGGCTATTCGGTCGACGCAAGCTGTGGGACCGCGTCGAGCTCGACCGCTGGCTCGACGGGATGGCGGCGAGCCACGGCGAGACGATGGCTTCGCGACTGGAGAAGATCGGATGATCTTTCGCATGCGCAATGTGAAGCGGGTCCGCGCCAAAGGCCGCCTGTACTTCTATCACTGGCCGACCCGCACACGGCTTCCGGGGGCGCCTGGCTCATCGGAGTTCCTCGCGGCGTGGCAGGCCGGCGAGGCGAAGATTGCGGCGCGGGCACCGCGCGTCGGAACGCTTCGCGCTCTACTGGCCGAGTACCGCCAGTCGCCCGAGTTCACCAGCAAGGCCGAGCGCACCCGCGCCGAGCGTCACGAGGTAATGAACTATCTCGCCGAGCTCCCCGTCGACGACTTGATGCTGGCGACGATCACGACGCCGGACATCTTCAAGCTGCGAGATGCGGTGCATCGAAAGCGGACCTGGCACTTCGCCAACAAGGTCCTGGCGCTGCTGTCGGTAGTCTTCGCGTGGGGCCTGCCGCGCGGACACGTCACCACGAACCCCGTAATCGGAGTGCCCAAGTTTCCCCGCCCGCGTGGGCTGCCGCAGCGGAACCAGCCGTGGACGATGGACGAGCTCGACGCGGTGCTCGGCGCGGCCAATCCGCCCATTCGCGCTGCCGTGGCGCTCGCCGCGTTCGCCGGGCTCCGTGCGGGCGACGTGGTGAGATTGACTTGGTCAGCCTACGACGGCGTCGCCGTTCAGACCGTGCAAGACAAGACCGGCGCCGAGGTGTGGGTGCCTGCCCACCAGCGACTGCGCGCGATCCTGGCGGAGACGCCGCGTTGCACCGCCGTCCAGATCGTGACCGGCCAGCGCGGCCTTCCCCTCACGCTCGCGGGGTTCAAGGCCAACTTCTTCGCGCTGATCCGACGGCTTCGCCGCGATGGTGTCCTGAGCCGCAGGCTGACCTTCCACGGGCTGCGTCACACGGCAGCGACGATGCTCGCGGAAGCCGGGTGCGATGATCGGGACATCATGGCCGTGACCGGCCACAAGACGCCCGCGATGGTGCATCGCTACACCGAGAAGGCTGATCGGCGCCGTCGAGCCGAAGGCGCAATCGACCGCCTGGAGAGAACGAATACCGGACGCGGCGAAGGAAAACCGTGACGCCGCTTCTGGAAAACCGAAACCGCCCCGGATCGGGGCACAGCGCAGGAGACTGAATTAACTCGAAGAAAGTGGGGCGACCGACGGGGCTCGAACCCGCGACAACCGGTACCACAAGCGAGGCGGAACCGGCCCCGATCAGTCGCTTAGGGAAGCAACAACGGAAAACGCCGAACCCGAGATCAAGGGCTTAGGCGCGATTCGGAAAACCACTGTCTTCGCCGATGCCGGCCGGCTGCCCGGTGGAGCGAACACCATGAAAACGACGCAAACGAAAAACCCCGCCCCGGCGGCAACCAGGAACGGGGCAAATTCGAAGACCACGAAACGGAGCCGAAACTACGGCAGCCGGGCGCGCGGTGTCGAGTCCATAGTTTCGCGCGGTGCCGACGCCGACGGGATCGAGCGCTCTGCGGCGCTTCTCCTCGAGCACAACGACATGTGGCCGACGTTCGGGCGCGGGGCGTTGCTGTTCCTCGGGCAGCGCGGTCGCTTCTGGTCGCCGGAGGGGCTTTGTGTCCTGCCGGACCACGAGACCGGCGAGCCGACGCAGAACGTCAGGCACTTTTCAAAGGTGCCTGGCGGCGGCGTGCGTCTTTGGACGACTGCGGCGGCCGTGGCCTACCAGTCTGAGACAACGCTTGAGGCTTGGCGCCAGCTTCGGGCCTATCCCGTGTTTGGTTTCACGACGCCGCTTTCGCCGGACTTCTACCGGCTGCTCCAGGCGCGCGCCGCCGGCGGTGGCGCATGACCAGGCAATTCATGTCCGACGAGATCGGCGACCTGGCGCGGCGCCTGAACGAGAACGCCGAGGCGGTCGCGGTGGCGCTGCTCGGCGAGCCGACGATCCGGGGCCGCCTCGACCTGCGCTTCGGCCGCAAGGGCTCGCTGGCCGTTGTGGTTCACGGCGACCGTCGCGGCCTGTGGCACGACCACTCGGCGGACCAGGGCGGCGACATGCTCAAGCTGATCCGCCGCAAGCTCGGCGGCGACTTGCGTGCTGCATGCGAGTGGGGCCGCCGCGTCCTCGGCGATCCGGGCTCGTGGCGTCCGGCGCGCGCGGCGCCGATCCTGCGCGACGCCCCGCTGCGCTGGAGCGACCGCGCGGACGCCATCTGGCGCGCGAGCTCGCCGCTGATCGGATCGCTGGCCGAGCGCTACCTCGGGCATCGTCTCGGCGCGGCTTGGCCCGTGATCCGCGAGACCGTCGCCGAAGCGGACGCGCTCCGGTTCATGCCGGCGCGCGGCGACCGCACGGCCGCGATGGTGGCGAAGGTCACGGACGCCAAGTCGGGCGAGCCGCTGACGCTGCACTTCACGCGCCTCGCGCCGGACGGCTCGGGCAAGGCGCAGGACGGCAGGCCCGCGAAGCTGCTGCTCTCGGGGCACGCCAAGATCGGCGGCGTTGTCCGCCTGGTCGCCGATGCGGACGTGACCACGGGGCTCGGCATCGCGGAGGGCATCGAGACCGCGCTGGCGGTGCTCGGCTCGGGCTGGTCCCCCGTCTGGGCGTGCGTCGACGCGGGGAACGTCTCCGCCTTCACGGTGCTTTCCGGCATCGAGGCGCTGACCGTCTTCGCCGACCACGACGATGCGGGGCTGCGTGCGGCGAGTACGGCAGCGCAGCGTTGGCGCGATGCCGGTCGCGAGGCGGCTATCGCCGTGCCTCCCAAGGTGTCGTCGGACTGGTGCGACGGGAGGGCGGCATGAGCCTCAGCATCATCGACATCACGTCGCCCCGCGAAGCCGCCGACCGCGTCTGGCCGCTCGGTGGTCAAGTCGAAGCTGACGGCATTGTGTGGGGCGACGAGCTCAACAAGACCGACATCCGGGCCGATTGGCTGGTCAAGGGCCTGATCGAGCGGGGCTCGCTGTTTGCGATCTACGGGCCGCCGAAGTCGGGCAAGACCTTCGCGACGACCGACCTCGCGCTCCACATCGCGACCGGCCGCGACTGGTTCGGGCGCAAGGTGAAGGCGCCAGGGCTCGTCGTCTACGTCGCGGGCGAAGGCGTCGGGGCGATCAAGCGGCGCGTGCTCGCGCATCGTCAGCATCACGAGCTCGCCAACCGCGACCTTCGCAACTTCGCCATCGTCACGAGCCCCCTCAACCTGATGGACGCGACGAGCGTCGACGAGCTCGTCGACAAGGTGAAGGACGCGGAGCGCCGGTGCGGCCAGAAGGCAGCGCTCGTGGTGATCGACACCCTCGCCCGCGCCATCCCCGGCGCCGACGAGGATCGCGCCGCCGAAATGGGGCGGGCGGTGGCCGCCGCCGACCACATCCGCCAGGAAACCGGCGCCGCTGTCGGTTTCGTCCATCACAGCGGCAAGGATACGACGCGAGGGATGCGCGGCTCGAATGCGCTTCTCGGCGCGGTCGACGCTGCCTTCGCCGTCGAGCAGGACAAGGACGGCGTGTCCCGGTTGTCCCTGGAGGCGCAGCGCGACGGCGACGGTAGCTTCGCCGTCGCCTTCGAGCTCCGGCCAGTCGAGCTCGGCACCGACGACGACGGCGACCCCGTCGTCTCCTGCGTCGTGGCGCCGACGGAGGCGGCGATTGCAGGCAAGGGACGGCGCAAGCTGACGGAGGCGCAGAAGAACGTTCTCAACGCGCTGACCGACGCCCTGGCGCGAGGCGGGACAAATGTCCCGCCCGACCCGCATGTCCCGCTTGGCGTCGTCGGCGTGAAGGAGGGCGCCTGGCGAGACCACTACTACCAGCGATGCGCCGACGACCTGCCGGACAGCCGTAAGCGTCGGTTCCGTCGAGCAGTTGACGACCTGATCGCGGCCGGGACCGTCGCGAAGTGGGGCGAGTGGGTATGGCTCGCCGCGCGAACGGGACACGGGACATGACGGGACAAGGGCGGGACATGTCCCGGCTGTCCCGACGGGACGGGGGGACGGGACAAGCGGGACACACCCCTATAAGGGGTGTGGCTTGTCCCGTCCCGTCCCGGCAGCGCGAGTGGAAGGCGGGTCACGATGGCGCGTGATCGCAGCAGGTACTCGACCGCGTGGTGGCAGAAGCTCCGCCTCGCGGTGCTGGCGAGCGAGCCGTTGTGCCGAGCGTGCGCGGCGTCGGGGCGGGTCACGCCCGCGACCGAGCTCGACCACATCACTCCCGTGGCGAAGGGTGGCACCGACGACGTGGAGAACCTGCAACCGCTCTGCCGCGCGTGCCACGAGACCAAGACGCTCGCGGACGTGGGAGCCGCGCCGCGCGGCTGCGATGCGAACGGGCTGCCGAACGACGGCCGCCACTGGTGGCACGCAGGTGCAGCAATTTTAGGCAACCCTAAGCATCAGACCACCTCGCCCGGCTCGCGCAGACTTACCCCGGCCGCCACGACGCCCCGCCGGACTCGCCCGGAGCTCGCTTGATGGGTCTTCGCGGGAAGGGAGCGGTGACCCTAGCCGCCGGCACGCGCCGCGCTTCGGCGGCCCGCAAGTCGAGCCGGCGGCACGTCTGGCAGAAGCGCGGGCTGACGCGGGCGGAACGGGTGGCCGCCTTCGTGGAATCGCTGCCGGTCACGTCCGGTCCGCTCGCGGGGCAGCGGTTCCGGCTGTTGCCCTGGCAGCGCGAAGTCATCGCGCGGGTCTACGCCACGGACGAGAACGGTCGCCGCGTCGTGCGCCAAGCCGTGATCAGCATGGGGAGGAAGGGCGGCAAGACGGGCTTCGTCGCCGCGCTCGCGCTCGCCCACCTGTGCGGTCCCGAGGCCGAGCCGCGTGGGCAAGTCGTCTCCGCCGCCGTCACTCGCGAGCAGGCCGCGCTGATCCACGCGGAGATGGCCGCCGCCATCGCGGCGACGCCGTGGCTCGCCGCGCGCTGCAACGTGAAGCGCTTCACGAAGGAGATCGACGACGTGACGACCGGCAGCGTCTACCGGAGCCTCGTTGCCGACGCCCGCGCGGTGCATGGGCTCAATCCGTCTGTGTGGATCTTCGACGAGCTCGCGCAGGCACCGAATCGCGAGTTGCTGGACGCGCTCGCGACCGCGACGGGCGCCCGCGCGGAACCATTGGGCCTGGTCATCAGCACGCGCTCGCCCGATCCGCTCTCGCCCCTCGAGGAGTTGATCGACTACGCGCGGCAGGTCGACGCCGGCGCGATCGTCGATCCGACGTTCGCCGGCTTCGTCCACAGCGCGCCGGCCGACTGCGCGCTCGACGACGAGGCGGCCTGGCTTGCTGCCAACCCTGGCTTGCCGCACGGGCTCCCGCGGATTGACGAGCTTCGCGCGGCAGCGGCGCAGGCGAAGCGCATCCCGAGCTCGGCGGCGAGTTTCCGCGCGCTGCGGCTGAATCAGGCGGTGGCGGCCGATGCGCGCTTCATCGGACCTGCCGATTGGGCTGCCTGTGCCGGCGCGGTCGACCAGGCCGAGCTTGACGGCGCGGCGTGCTTTGTCGGGCTCGACCTGTCGAGCGTTCAAGACATCACGGCCGCTTGCGCCTACTTCCCGGATTCGGGCGCCGTGCTGGTGCGGGCCTGGCTGCCGGCCGAGGGCATTCGCGATCGCGCGCTGCGCGACCGCGCGCCGCTCGACCTGTGGGCCGACGCCGGCGTGCTGACACTGATTCCCGGCCGCGTCATCGACAAGCGGGTGGTCGCTCGCGACCTTGCCGAATGGCTCGCACCCTTCGCCGTGCAGACCGTCGCCTATGACCGATGGGGGATGGCCGAGCTTGCCGCCGCGCTCGATACCGAGGGCGTCCGCCTGCCGCTGGAGCCTTTCGGGCAGGGCTACAAGGAAATGTCGCCGGCAGTGGACTCGCTCGAACGATTGGTGATCGCTCACGAGCTCGCACACGCGGGAAACCCGCTGTTGACTTGGTGCGTGTCCAACGTCGCCATCGAGACCGACCCGGCAGGCGGGCGGAAGTT